CCGTGCATTGCATTTGCGTCCTGTGCAGACTCAAAAGTCCAGCGAGCGGATAGCTTTCTGGTTTTTGCTTCTACAGGTTGCTTTAAGATTTGAATGCTTAGACGGTTACCTGCGGCGCCTTCTAAAGTTGATGTTGGTGCACCAGCAATGTCTACATTACCTGCATAACCTTGAGCAATTTGAAATGGGCTCAATGCCTCATCACCTGCTACTGCGTTTGTACCTGATGCGCTTGTAAAACCATCTGCGTATCGTACTCTTAGTGTGTGAATTTGTCCTACTGGACCTGCCATTGGTTGTACACCAACGATGTCGTTAGCGATTACTGATGGCATTACACGGCGGATTACTGGCAAAATTACACGGTTTAGTGTAGCAACGTTACCTGAAGCAGTCGCGCCTGATGTTGCAGCTTCTGAGAGATACTGCTTTGTATTCTCTAGAACAGCTGCCATTGTGCTACGTTGGTTACCTTCAAGGCCTTCACATAAAGCTTCTTTGGTTTCTTCCCAACGTTCTGTTAATAGTTCTGACATTTTTGTCTCCTAAACTCCTTAATTAAATTAATTTAATCCCGCCAACTTTCTGATCTCAATAATGTTTGAAGTGGTGGAATCGTTCTCTGGTTGAGTTTCTTGTTTGATTTCACGATCACCCGTAACTTCTTTCTTTACTGACTCAGTTAGTTTGCGTTTTATACCACTGCCATCGCCATTGATAACTGCTGGCAGGTACTTATCAAAAGATACTTTAAGTTTATCATTCTTAACTGTTTCAAGTAAACTTTCCATGATTTCTTTCTTATCTTTCGCCAATGGTGAAAGCATTTCAGAAAGCATATCTTTTCTAGTTGCTTTATCAGTAATCATGCTAATTTCAATTTCTCTTGCTTCCACAAGAGCATCTTTTGCTGTTACTTCTTTACTTGCTTCCGCAAGTTCGTTTTCCTTAATGGAAAGTTGCTTCATAAGCTTTGCTACTTCAGTCTTCTCATTCATATATGAATTTGAATATTCGGCGGCAAATGCTTCAAATAGCTGACGTCCAAAGTTGTTCTCACGAGCACCTTGGATATCTTCTTTTAATTGTGACATCTCACCTTTAATAGTTTTGGTGACAGTCTCTTCCACCATCTTAGCACCACGTTGAATAAATGTCTTTTTAAGTTCTGCTAGTCTTGATTTTGCTTCAGAAACTAACTTAACTTTTGTATCAATTACGTCTTGTTTGTCTTCATTGAATTCGACAATTTCTTCACTTAATGCTTTGATTACGAAATCCTCTAACTTACCAAATGCTTCAGTCTGCGAACCTCTGTCGGTGCGAAACTCTTGCATTTCATTTGTTAGATTTTTTGTTACGAATGTGTTAAGCATATCGGCATGCTCTGCAATTGCTGTCTTGTATGCAACTCGCTCAACAACTACTGCTTGCTTGTCCTCAACAAATTCTTGGATTTCTTGTTTTAGAGAATCTGTAACCATTGTATCTAGGGCTTCGACAATTGCTTCCTTATCGTGCTCATAACGCTGTGCAAACTCTTCACGGAGTTCCGCTTTGTTTTGCTCAGTTGCTTCTACCAACTTGGTATCCCAAGCTTCCTGAAGCTCATCTCTTGCTTCTTCTGAGATGAGATTGTTGTCGATAAGTGGTTTGAATACCTCTATCATAATGCTCTCCTAAATTTTTAGGTCCTTTATGAGACGCAAAATTCCTTCTTTAAGGTACTTCTGCGCCTTTTGATTCTCACGTACATCAGCTGCTACTCCCAACAATTGGTGTCCGCCTCTCATATTGAGAAGGCCTTCATAAATTGCTGTTGGATAAGCATCTGGTGCACTTGGTTGAGCCACGACGTCTATCGTGACTATTTCAAATTCTGAAACGTCCCCGGATGATTCCTTTACATTACCGGAACCCCTTGAGGATACTCCTAATTTAACACCTGACTCTAGCATTGTTTTGACTAAATTACCCATTGGTGTTGGAAGAACTTTAAGTTTTCCATAACCATTGGGACCGTCCATCCACATTTCTGTAACCATGTGGGAAACACGATCTAAATTAACTTTAAGATCGTCTGGATGGTCAACCTCACCTAATACGGACATGCCTTGATTGATTTGTTCATTTAATGTTG